TGGAGAAACATGGGAATCATACAATGTATGATGCAGATTCGCGACCTGCAAAAACAAAGAAGAACCCCAATGCTTCACAATGGGTAGCTGGCCAAGTTGAGGAGAAATCGTACATTCCTGTACATCTCACCCCCTTGGCCACAATCAATCTGTTGTGTGGCAGCCTCGCCCGAGATGGCTCGGGACTGGCTGTCTTCAAGCTTAAGTCTCTCCGCTTGAACAGTAGTCGGTTAAAGATAACCTTTCCGTTCATGTTGAGAGAGCTTGAAGTTGCCATTGATTCGAAGAGATCACACGTCACAACCTCATTACGTTATGACTTCGTTCTGGATACGCTTTACTGTCAGAGGTCACTTTTAGAGTCACTTCTGGATTCAGATAGAGCGTTTCGGGGAACTAGAATGTGTGATTTAGATGGGTTTTGGGACGCACTTTTATGCGCCCCCGATTCAGTCCAACGGGTGAAAGGGATGAAGTACATGTTCTCTTGGCCTATGGCCAAGTGGCTTCGTAATTCTCCCCCTCCATGCCCCGAATGGCTGAGTGCCCATTTTGGTTCCAAGGTACTGCACTTTCCCATTAGTGGGAAACTTCGTCAACACTTTAAAAATATGTTAAAGACTAGTACCAACCGGATGCGTCCTGCCCGTTTATTTCTTGGACTTCTCCAAGGTGTAAAGCGAGGTTGCGCACCCGTAGGAAAAGATTTTGTATTTTCCGCGATGTTATCACATAAGGAGAGTTTAACACAAACCCTCCCACCGCTAAGGACATCACAAGCAAATCTATTTGAAGCCAAATTTGAAAAACTTTGGCATCGAACAAATAAGGACGATCCTATAAGATCCACAAGACATATTCGGAATCCTGGCTTCCATGCCTCCCTCGAGTCCAAAAGATCCGAGGGTGGTAGGTCAGGTTACTTGAACCGAATGATTGCTTCCGGAGAAGACTGGACTAATATTGAATATGGTCAAAGGGAGATTGATGAACATTATATTGCTCATCCCAATGTCCTATCCATGTACGAAATTAGTCCCGGCCAAGTAGTTGATACACGAGGTCAATTTGCCCCGTCATATGATCAATTGCTGGATCTGGCGTTCCAAGAATGTTGTAAGGGTCCGTGCAAAGCACGAGTTGCCCCCATCTTGGAACCTTTAAAATGCCGTCTTATCACCAAGGGACCTAGTTTGCCTTATTGGGCAAGCATGTCCGCTCAGAAGGATATGTGGAATCACCTTCAACAGTATCCCCAGTTTAAGTTAACTGGGTGTCCCGTTGAGGAGTACCACCTACAAGACCTCCTTATCTTAGAAGAAAAACAAGGACTCAAGTTTAATCTCTGGGTTAGTGGTGATTATAAAGCCGCGACAGATGGTCTCAGTACAGAAGTTAATTATTTAGCTTTTGCTCACTATTGTGACTCCGTTAAGGCCAGCGTCAGAGAAAGGTACGTGTGGAATAATGTCCTCGGGAGACACGAAATTTCGTATCCCCCAATGGGTGACATAGATCCTGAACATCAGCTTTCTAGCTTTATACAAAAGAACGGTCAACTTATGGGTTGTCCCTTAAGCTTCCCAATCCTGTGTGCTATCAATGTAGTAGCATACTGGGTTGCTTTGGAAGAGTACACAGGAAAGAGTTTTGAACTTGGAGACTTACCATGTCTCGTAAACGGTGATGATATCCTCTTTAGAGCCAATAACGAGTTCTATGTTATATGGCAAAAATGGATCAAGATAGCCGGATTCCAACTGAGCGTGGGCAAGAATTATATAAGCCCACACTTTCTCTCAGTCAACAGTGAATCCTGGTTATATCATCGATGTTCAAAAAAGTCGAAAAGAGGTCACCAATTCAGGAAGATCAACTTCCTTAATAATGGTTTACTACTGGAGAACGCACCTGGTCCTATAAGACCAAGTCTCCGTGTAAGCCAAGTTGAATTTCCATTTGTTGGAAAATTGGATCACCTATCTCGACATTCCTGTGATTCTTCTCGAGCTGTAAAACGTTATATACATTACAACGTTGAGAAAGTTAAAAGCTTTACTCAAGGTGGTAATTATACATTGTTTGGAAGCCCGGAAACTGGGGGACTCGGTGTAAAACCACCGTCTAATGATGTCAATGGATACTATACTCCTTTCCAAGTCAAGTTCTCAAAATTCTTATATAAGAGAAATATGGAAAGGCTTACCGGTGTTATTAACCA